CATCGCTTACGACCAGCATAAAGCAAAGCGTAGAGGCAAAGTGAATCATGAAAATCAGTCCTCCGATTGAGTCAGTGGCTGCCGAACTGGAAGCCTGGGCCCTTGTGGATGGCTGGAAAACCGTTGGGCTAGCAGTGGCAGAGCAATACCACGCTGCAGGCGGTGGCGACATTCTTCCAACTACTGACACCGGCAAGGGACTGATTAACGCCACCCAGCGTGTGAAGCGAATCTTTCGCGGTTACGACGGCCCCAGGTATGCACCTTTGGCCTCAAATTTGAAGATTGCAGCATTGGCGGCTTTACCTGCGGAGAGGCGTGCGCGCATTGAAGCCCCAAACGATCCTGTGCTGTTAGCTGCTGTGGCCGCAAAAGAGGGTATTGCTGCGGTTAATGCAGTGAATCTTGGCGCGGCTCCGGCAGCGGCACTTAAAGAGATCAATGAAGCCATATCAGCGTTCATTGCGATCAAATCGGCGATCGAGCTGCTTGGTTGCACAGAGACGCGAGAAGTTTACCGGAGTAGTTATGCGTGATTACGGCAAAGTGCATACATCATTTTGGATCAGCGATGGTATGCGCCAGGTATCTGATGATGCACGACTGCTGGCATTGTATCTGTTGACCGGGCAGCACACGAATATGATTGGGTGTTTTCGCCTGCCAGATGGGTATGTTTCGGAAGACTTAGGATGGCCTTTCGAAAGGGTTTCGAAAGGGTTTGATGAGCTATCCAATAACGGTTTCGCAACCCGTGATTCAACATCGAAATGGGTACTTATTCGTAATTTTATGGAGTGGAACACGATAGACAACCCCAATCAGGGAATTTCGGCGCTGCGGTTGTTTACTCAGGTCCCAGATAATACCAGCTTAAAGCCAGTATTGGCGCGGGTTTTAGCTAATGCCATATCTCACATTGACGCAGCAAAATTAAAGGGTTCCGAAAGGGTTATTAAACCGTTTCTTAATCAGGAACAGGAACAGGAACAGAAAAATAAAACCCCACACAACGCGCATGGGCGCGAAGGTGAGTTATTGCCTGACGATTCACCTTTCCCGATGTTTGACGGCTGGCTTCCGAAAGGGAATCTGCCAAAAGAATATGCCGCTGAGGAGTTGGACGATTTTATTTTGTTCTGGAGCTCCGGAGGCCAGGCATTCAATCAGGCTCAGTGAGAGCAAAAATTTTCTCGAAGTGTTCAGAGATACCGTGAACACGTAAAAACCCAAAAATCAGGAGGCCAACATGCAAAACAAAACACCACCCCAGCCAGTGCCTTCGAGCAGGTACGGACCCGGCACAACGAGTGGCGGGTTAGCCAAGGCTTGGCTCCTTTGGGAGACGATGGTGGGGATATATGCCAACCGCTGGGTGAGCAAGAACGGGGCAGCGCCATCCACGATCTGGGGCCAGACGATTTCGAAATTCTCGGATGACCAATTGGCCTACGCCGCGCGACGGTGCATGGAGCGATGCAGCGCCGGTAACCACTGGCCGCCTGACCTTGCGGAATTTACCGCGATCGTTGGCGAGTGTACGGCCAACCCGTTCGGCCTGACGGCGGACGACGTCATGACTGAGTACCATCGCTGGCGTAACGAATCTTGGCGTTTCGACAGCGCGGAAAGTTTCGACTGGCGTCACCCTGTGCTGTTCCAGATTTGCCCGGAGCTCCGCCGCGCTGGCATTGGGCGCAAGCTGGGACATAACGAACTTGCTGCACTGGCTGGCCGGTTGCTGGCGAAGTGGGCAAAGCAAGCGGAAATGGGCTTCTCCATACCGCCAGTGCGAAAAACGAAAGCGCTGGATAACAGGCCGCCGGGCGACGCACAAGTCGCTGACACGGACGGGCGCTATCAGCGAAAGGGCATGGAAATGTTGGCACGGATCCGCGCTGGCATGAGTAACAACAAAGTGAAATAGCCGAGGCATGACAAATGACCAGAGTTACAGCAAAGCAGCTTGTGGAGCTTATTCAGGGCAAAGAACTGAGCACCACCGAAATTTTCGCAGCGGTCAAAGCTGCGTATCCCGCCAACACAATGACGCGGCAAGAATTGGTGATTCGGTTGCGGTCGATGATCATATCGCCGGACGTAAAAATCATTAAGCGCGGACGAGGGGCGACGGCACGCTATAAGCTGATCAGCGCTACCGACAGATTCTTAGAACGGGCCGAGGTGAATTACCACGCGAGCACTGGCAACGGTATACAGGATAAAACCTTGTGGCATTTCAATTCACTTGAATTGCGGTTCTGCCACATCCACAAAATGTTTGATCAGGCTTTGGCTGGCGTGCGTGGGGAGTATGTAGCATGAAAGATATTCTGACCTATGAAGCGCCGAAGGCTGATAGTGATGCGCTGGTTGTGGAAAGCCTTGGGTTGCGCCATATCGCAGAGCGCATTGTCAACAACCTGTATGCCGCCGGATATGAACCAGAGGAAAACTCAATTCACCCGTGGAAGTGCCTAATTTTCGATGCTGAAAAAGCATTGGAAACCCCGGTCACTTCCGCAGCACTTTCCACTATCCGGGATAAGTACCGCGCTGAAGGTATCAACTTTGCGGCTAATCGGTTATTGGCGGCATTTGAACATGGTTTCATCGATAAGCCAGCAGGTGAAGTGGCAGACGTAGCAAAAATGATTTTGTCGGCTGTAACTGAGTTACCAGATGCGCCTGAAGAGGATTTCACCCGTGATTACAGCGATGAAGTTATCGCGCTGATTCGCGCTGAGCTTTCGGAGGCCAAATGAAAGAGCGCCCAGTGATTTTCAACTCAGAAATGGTTCGCGCCATTCTCGACGGCCGCAAGACCCAGACGCGGCGGGTTATGGCTGTGCAGCCAGAATCCAATCAGTTCGGCCTGCTGCGCATTACCGATTCCACAAAACGCAGCGACATTGGCAAATACCATTGGGCAGAATCAAATGCGACCGGCACGCATCAACGTTCAGCGCTTTTCTCATGCCCATTCGGCCAGGTAGGCGATCGGCTGTGGGTCAGAGAGGCATATCAAGGCCCGTTGTTCAACTTCGACCAGATGGAGACTTATCTCGAAGACACCTCCAAATTTGAACGCCCGGAATTCTGCGAGTACCGCGCTGATGGTGGTAAGACGCCGGAATATTACGACGCTGACGATAACCTGCGCTTTGGCTGGAAGCCATCAATCCATATGCCACGCTGGGCCTCCCGCATCACGCTGGAAATCACTGGTGTTAGCGTGGAGAGGTTGCAGGATATCAGTGAGGAGGATGCGATAGCCGAGGGCGGCACCAAGCATTTCAACATTGATTGGTTCGGGCCACTGTGGGCATCCATCTACGGCGTTGATAGTTGGAACGCTAACCCTTGGGTGTGGGTTATCGCGTTTCATCGTGTGGAGGTGAAATCGTGAAAAATAGCATTCAGGACCTGGTCAATCACCAGTTTGCCATGCTTGAAACAATCAACGACCCCGGTCTGACGGGAGAACGCCTGAAAGAGGAGCTCGAGCGTGCTGAAGCTGTTGTCGATCTATCGCAAGCACTGGTTTCCACGTATCGGGTGGTGATCGATGCTCAACGCAATATGAACGGTGGGACGTTGCATACTCTTCCGACTATTTTGGGGGTCACTGATGAGTCGTAAACTCTTCACCGATGAACAACTTCTTTTTCTGAAAAATAACGCTGAAGGCATGACAAGCCATGAGCTTACCGCCGCATATAATTTGCAATTTGGTGAAAATAGGTCACGCCACACAATTCGCTCAACTCTGTCGCATAACGGGTGGATTGGCAAATTAAGACCAGCAGGGGAGTATACGGATGCTCAGCTCAGCTATCTGTATGCGAATCGAGATAAACCCTATACGCAGCTGGTGGAGTCCTTCAATCACCGTTTTGGCGATAATAGAACTGCTAACGGAATAAAGAACGCTCTGGAGCGACGCGGCTGGCGTTTTAACCATGCTGGTGGAAAATCGCCTAAGAAAAATAAGGCGCAGGTGATCGTGGTTGCGGGAAAACACGTCCGCCTTGATGTGTATGTGTGGGAATGCGTGAAGGGGCCAATCCCTCCGGGGTATGGAGTAATCCACCTCGACAACGATATGCGCAATAACGCGATCAGCAATTTGGCTATTGCTCCTCTGGTTGTTCGCTCGATGTTTGTGAAAGCCGGCTTTGACAGCGTGCCAGCTGCGTTCTCGCCGGCGCTTTATGCATCGTTGATCTTAAAAACGGCGGTAAAAACCCGGAGACGGCGAATTTACTGATAAGCGTAAAAATAACAGGTGTTTTATAGCCTGCTTTATGGGGGAAATATTAATGGGTTGGTTCGCGCTGGCAGTGTTTTTGGTATTGGCAACTTTCTGCGGTGGCGTATTGCTGTTCGCATGGTTAATGCTTAAAGTTATATCTGATTGAAAAGTAGGAGAAAGGAATGTTTGAACTTGATGTTTCCCGCCACTTTTTGTTGTTGAGCTGGGCTCTCAAGCACCCATTCATTCCCTTCACTGAACATTCCCGCTCACTAGCACAACATTGCCTTGACTATCCTTCTAAAGAGCAAAAATCAATCAAGCAATTGAATTTTATAGATTTAATCAAATATCCAACAATCAATACTGGTGAAATTAACTGTAATTATATACAGTGCATGTATGCTTCACATCTCAACTCCGCCCCACGCTGTTTGAGATTGACTGGGGTGTCGGCTTAACTATCGGAACACGCGAAGTAAAGTGACGGACTCCATAGAACATGCAGGAGACAGTGATGATCATACCCGACCACTTAATTCGCGGCTTGAATAACAGCACAAGGCCAGTGGTGCTTTACAGGAACGAGGCCGGCGATTTTATTTATGGTTTTGTCATGCGACCTGATGAATTTGTAACCAGCTTAAAGCAAATGGGCGAAGCGCGAAAAATGGCGGGGTTACCGATTGTTGATGATGCTGGTAATCCGCTATAATCTGTAAACAGGCCTGAACAGCCTACTGAGAAATCACTGTGCCACCGGAGTATTTAGATGGCACAGATCCAGCTACAGAAAATTGGTCCTGCAATCCTGACCCCGGCAACCCCCGAGGCCAGCGAATTCGTACAGCGTATTAAACTCGGTGAGTGGATACACGCCGATTTTAGACGCGTTCGTAACTATCTATTCCACAAGCGTTTTTTTAAGCTCTTACAGCTAGGTTTTGACTATTGGACACCGACTGGCGGGGCAATCCTCCCTGAAGAGCGCAAGCTGGTAAATGGCTTCGTAGATTATCTTTGCCAGCAGGTTGGCCAGCAACATAACGTTGCGCTTGCAGATGCCGCTGAGTTATACCTGGCGGACGCTGCGCATACCCGCACCGGTGACTTAGTTCTACTGAAATCGTTTGATGCATATCGTGAGTGGGTAACCATTCAGGCAGGATATTACACCGAACACGTCTATCCCGACGGCAGCCGCAACCGGCGCGCTAAATCGATCTCATTTGCAAACATGGATGAAATCGAGTTCCAGCAGCTTTATAAATCCGCGCTGAATGTTTTGTGGAACTACATCCTGTTTCGTTCATTTACGTCCCAATCCGAAGTTGAGAATGTAGCTGCGCAGCTGCTGGAGTTCGCAGCATGAACCAAAATCCATATTGCCAGGCACTGGCAGAGTTAAAAAATCGCCATTCGCACATGCTGAAGGAAGTCGGTGATCAATGGCGAACACCGGATGATCTTTGGTGGGGAATTAATGCGAAATTCGGCCCGTTCTCGCTAGATCTGTTTGCTGACGACCACAATGCAAAATGCGAGTCGTATTACACCGCTGAAGATAACGCACTGATTCAAGATTGGTCGGCTCGACTGGCAGAGCTCGGCGGAGCTGCTTACGCCAATCCTCCTTATAGTCGCGCACAGCAGTATGAAAACCAATTTATCACCGGGATGACCCACATTCTGCAACACACTCTTGCCATGAGAGCGAATGGCGGCCGTTATGTTTTCCTCATCAAAGTCGCAACGAGCGAAAGCTGGTGGCCGGAGAACGCCGATCACATCGCGTTTATTCGTGGCCGTATCGGCTTCGATCTCCCAGATTGGTTTGTGCCGGCAGACGATAAGCAAAAACCGACAGGTGCTTTTTTCGCGGGTGCAATTGTGGTGTTCGATAAATCGTGGACTGGTCCTGCGGTCAGTTATATCAGCCGAGAAGAATTGGAAGCTATGGGGCAAATGTTCCTGTCGCAGATCCGACGCGCAGCGATGAAATTAATCGGAGAGGCGGCATGAGAAATATTTACCGCAATAAAAAATGGCTTGCTGCTGTCGGTCAGATCGAACAGTGCGTTTTGTGTGGTACGTGGGGAACTCAAGTTGCTCATCGCAATGAAGGCAAAGGCATGGGGCTGAAAGTTGATGATTGCGCTACTGCGGCGATCTGTGTGTGCTGCCACGATAGCATTGATAATGGCAATAAGCTCTCACGGGACGAGCGTCGTCAGTTAATGGATCGCGCTATTGTTCTGACCTTAATTCAGATTGCCCGCCGTGGGCTGGTGGTACCGTTATGATGAACGAACAGCAACTTGAATATGTACGTATCAATCTACGCGCTGCGTTGGTGGACTCATCGGGCGGAACGAAAGGGCAGTTAGAGGCATTTGCTGAACATCCGCCAGCAGATAAACAACGAAACCCAAGAAAACCTGTACATGTTGTTGCACTGGATGATGGCCGGGGAGGTATTAGGCAAGTTAAAGCTGAAAACTCAGCTTTGTATGTGTTGGAAACTCGCAGCAGGCGCAGGCCATTACCGCCGATAAACGAGTACGAATTTGCTGCTGCACCTTGGCGTAGGGCTGTAAATTTACTGTCTGAACATGAACAAGCTTGGGTACGTTATTGCTATGGCCACAACCTGGACTTCAAACTTCAGACCCTGATTTGCCAGCATGTATGGGAAACATACGAGAAGGAGCTTGTGGGCATTAAACTTCAAAAACGGGTTAGATTACGGTTAATTTCATTGGTTTGGTTGGCAGTGCAGGACGCTGCAGCGAAAAATAAGAATGAGGAATACAGAGAATATGCTGCGACGGTGCTGGCTAACCTATTGTCTATAAACCGTGATACTTGGTATCAAACTTATGCCGCTCCTTGGCGGCTCTTAAAATCGATAACTACGAGTTTGGATGAAGAAGTTTTAATAAAGGTGAAAGAAAGAGCCATTATTTCTGACTCAGGGGGGGATATTGCAAAACCCGACACTTTACGCTATATTTAAGCCTAATTCTGATATGTTGCCAAAGTTATACAAACCCGCCGCTGAGCGGGTTTTTGCGTTATGGAGCCAGTATGTCTAAGCAGGTAACCGAGAGTCTGGTTTTCCGGCCAGCAAGTGAACTACCGATTGCCGAACTAAATGGTCGTGCGGTGCTGGTGTTCAACCCCTGTGATGGTTGGCATGATGGATTTGTCCGTGCGCGAGAAGAGGATGGCGAGATTTATCACGTCGGCATTTACCCTTGGATGGGCAGTGAGATGCTGCCGCACGATTTCTACATCACCTGGGCTCTGCTACCTGACGAAAGCAAGCTGGCTGAGCAATTCGAGTCAGAGAGACGCCGTTGATATGTAAAGAAATATCAATGGGTATTGTGTGGTTATGCCGACTGCTTTACTATTCGCGCCTCGGCCCTTTAGCTCAGTTGGTTAGAGCGCGCGACTCATAATCGCTCGGTCGCTGGTTCAAG